TAATGCCCAACGTGCGAAGTGTCCCATTACCAGTCCGTTAAAATAGAAACTACAAATAAAAATACACCAAACATACACATAAAAAACAGAATACCTAACTGTACTTCCATGTTTTCCAGGGGTCGGTATTGTGAACACATGAATTAGGGTGTGCCCATTCTTGCTCTTCCCTCATAGACAACTGATGTCTCAATCGCCTAATCTCTTCCTTGAGCCACTTATTTTCTCTTTTTAATTCTGTGATTTTGTCCATAGTTCTCTAAAGTATCTATCGACGTGGTTTAAACAATCGAGTGGTGCTACTTCCTCTGTAAGTGCCCAATCATAACAGAAATCTACCATTGGTGTGGTGACGTGTGCCACACCATATATTCTTGAAAATGAAGACCAGGCAAAATGAAATTTTTGCCTAGTGTGCGGTTCCATTACCCTTATAGTGTTCGGATTCATAGTAGTGCCCCTTCTTTGAACCGAAATAGATTGTAGCGATTACAAAAGGTATTGCCACTATAATGAGTGCTTTTCCTAACAAGTGTTCCATTAGATTACAGATGAATGTTTGGCGGTATAGTCCCACCGTCCGAGTGTATGAAAAATGCCTTTACAAGTGGCGATTGCAGTATCTCCGCCCCTAACCATAAGGTTGTATCCACTGTCCACATCACAAATATTACGATCAACATCACAGTCAAGATATGCGACGCCAAATTTTGCAGCGTGCTCTTCTCTTTTCCAACAGTCCTCAATATTGCTATTGCCATAATTAATAATAATGTCGCCTTCACGACATACTCGTAGTAAGTCATCAAGTGTTTCCTCTACGTTTTCTGGTGAAACTGCAACCATAAAAATTCCTGGTTTTTTATCAGAAATATTTTTATAGTTATGAATCATTTGAGCAAGGCTTTCCATATTAGTGGTACATCCACTGATATAACCCGCTTCATATTGTTCACAAGATTTTTCATAGTTGTTCCTATAACCCCAGACTTCATAACCTTTTTTGACCATACGGCGAGCAATACCTTCACCAATCTTTCCTAGTCCGATAAGACCAACTCTCATAAAATTCTCCCAGGAATATAATCCCCAAGACTTTCTAAAACTTCGTCTAAAAGTTTACCATACTCTCTAAACTGCTTATCACCTGCAATAAAAACTCTCTGTCTACGCCAGATTGATTCTGCAAACATTCTTTTTTCTTCTTCGGTAAAATCGTTGAATCTGTTCATTTAATTAACTCCATTGCTCTATGTAGTTGTTCATAAATCTCCTCCGTCCCTTTTGCCAATTAAATAACCAAGTAAAATTCCACTTAACCAGGCAATATAAAGATATAAGATACTGGCAATAAACTCAATAAATTCAGTCCAATTCATCTTCTAACTCCTCATAGAGAGGACATGGTTCTTCAAACAAATACTGCATTCTCAATTCCTGAACTTTTTCTTGTAACTTTTCGTAGTCTTCTTCGGTCATTTGTTTTTGAATAAATCCTCTACTTGTTTGCGAGCATTACTCATTTTTTCTTTTTCACGTTCAGAGTGTCTATAACCACGCTTTCCGTGATAAATGAAATGTCCTTGACAAATCATAGTGATACCGAAAAGAAATAAGGTGATAACACCTATCCACTCTACAATGTGATGTTCAACCATGGGAATAAAGGTGGTATTACTCCGATAAGTCGAAGCAGACCTTCAGCAAAAAGTGCAAGAACAACCCAACCAACACACATACTAATAATCGAAGCATTCCGATTGTGACGGCGTATGGCAGCATCAATCATCTCCTGACACTCTTGCTTTGTAATAAGACGGTCATCACTCATTTTTCATCACCAAGAAATTTCGCCAAAGGGTCTTTTTCACCCCTTACGATTGCACAAGCTCTTTTGTAGAACATATTGTTTGTATTTCCTGACTCCTCAAAAGTCTTTTTGACTTTCACCCAATTATTATAGGTGTGTTCGTCCATTTAGTTTACGTTGAAATACTTACTAGCTATACTAGACAGTATTTTAAAAGTGTCAACTTTGTGTTGAATTACACAAAGTGATTAAGAAATTGTTAAATTATTGTGCTCCTTTAAGAGCTGCTACTTCAGCTTCAAGGGTTTCGATCCGCTCCATTGCTTCCTGCAGTGCTTTGACTGCCTTGATATGTAGAACAGACATCCTAAGAACCTTTGTCTCAGTTCCTAAATCATTACCCTCCAAGTCCTCATCTGGGTTTGTTTTGACAAGTCCAGGTGAAACTTCTTCTACTTCCTGAGCGACAAAACCAATCTGTGTCTTTGGATCATATCCCAAATCTTCTCTAAAATTGAAGTTTCTAACTCTCAATGCTTTGATATCATCCCACTGAGAACCAGCATCAACAATGTTTTCTTTTAGACTTGCATCCGAGATTTGACCGTAAGTACCGTTAGTATTGAAAATGTCGCCGTCAGCTTCGATTTCGATTCGTCTTGTGCCGTCTATAGCGGAATCAAGGATTGGCGTGCCGTCTGCTGTATTACAGGCTCTGATAAGTACATAATCACTTGCGCTTTCGCCATAGACGATTAGGTAATTTTCTCTGCCGCTCGAAAAAGTTGAGCCGTTAAGAGTCCCTAACCTTAGTTGCTGGGTTCCATCTGCTCGGTGGATATTCGTCGTGCCGTTTTCATCTATCCTTACCCGCTCGTTATCATTGGTTCCAAAAGTAAGATTGTTGCCACCAGCTACAATGGCGCCAAGATAGCATTCCCTAGTGCCGCTACTGTTGAATATTTCAATACCTCCAGTAGCATTGCCAGCACTAGCATTTGCATCATGAAATCCGATTCTTGGACTATTATCTACAAGTCTTACATCACCCTGAACATGTAATTTTTCTTGTGGATTATTTGTCGATATGCCGACATTTCCGCCAGCTTGAATCATAACCTGTGTAGTATCAGTTCCACCAACATCAGAATTAATTTGGAGAGCAGTATTAATTGCAGTTGCTGTGGGACGATAGATATTTACTCTACCATTACTTGCGATGGTGGTATTACCTGCTACATCTAATAACTCTGTTGGAGACTCTGACCCGATGCCGATATTGCCACTTGAAGATATACGAAGTTTTTCTGATGAGGCATTATCTAATGTTGTATGAATGGCAAAGAAGTTATCAGTAGCAGCACCTGAACCATGATTTGCTTCTTTTCCTGCACGAAGAATTACATTAGATGCACCAATATTCTCAAGACCGAGTTTTATATCAACAGTCTCGTTAGTTCCACCACCACTTGTATTCTTAAATGTTGCTAATGTTGCTTCACCATCAACACTTGTTGCTACTTCTAAAATTGTTAATGGATTATCTGTCCCGATGCCAACTGATCCACTAGTAACGTGAATACCAGACCTTGCCGTTATAAGACCAACTGAATCAATGTTGGTTACGTCTTCATAAGTCAGTGTGCCTGCGATACTTACATTACCACTAAAGGTTCCATTAACTGCAGTGATAGTACCACCAACACTGACACTATCAAGACTAGTAATTGTAGTCACACCAGTCAGTGTGGCATTATTCAATGTTATACCACTAGTAATACCAACAGAAGTAATCTGTGTAAGACGTTCCAGCGTCATTTATCTCTTTTCTTTTATTGGTATTTATCGCACCTCAAAGTCCAATTTTCTAACTTTTCTCCTACGTCTTTCTTCTTGCCACAGAATATCTTCATTAGAAAGAACGTTCTTCTTTCCATCCCTCTGATATGCATTCAGCATCACAACCAGAGATAAATCGACTGCCGAAATCTTTTCGCCACGAATCGTTGTCATATTAGAACAACCGCAAGAGACAGTCTTGCTTGGATGCCCCTCTAACTCCCTATTACAGGAGCGGCATCTTACCTTAATATTTTCCATCAGTATAATGTGTTCTACTTCTTCAGTTTTGACTTATTTATAATGGGTGATGAGGGATTCGAACCCCCGACATCCTCCGTGTAAAGGAGACGCTACTACCGCTGAGCTAATCACCCGTCCTTACATTGTAGCATATACTCTACGGTTTTGGCAACATCTTCCATTGCATCACGTAGAACTGGGCGTTGTCCTGCTTCCATTCTGCGTTCATCCCTTTCATCAGAAAGCGTCCAACGCCATTGACCCATTCCCTTTGAATACCAGAGATTAATTTTCATTACTCGAATATTGGGTAAATTTTAGGGTCTACTTCTACTGGAATATTCCGATAGACTGGAGGACCAAGGAAGTATTCATCACGAACTGCTTTCATAATATGCTTGGGAGTACCATAGTATCCCATATGCATCCACACACAGTCTATATATCGGAGTTCATCACGTCCTGCATCATAAGTAAAATCATCACAATAGACAAGAATCTCTTGTGGGACTTCTACTTTCTTCCAAGTATAAGGTTCTTCAACAAAAAATGGTATGGTCATCGATTAATAAACCTCTTACATTTATCTACATTCTTTTTACAAAACTGAAATACATATGAGTCTGCATCAACATTCATTGTGTAATGAGCGTGTGTATGCATAGATTGAATCAAAACTAAAAATCCAACAACCAAAAGATTGAAGTGCGTAACTGGATGAAGGAGAATCTTTTTAAGCATAAAAAAAAGGGGACCGAAGTCCCCAGTATTATAGCACGGATTCAGTGAATCAGAAGGTGTACTTCAGACCTGCCTTGGTGCCGTAAGAACGGTCAACACCAGCAACGCCCGAACCAACGAACGAAACTTCACCGTAAGCAGAGAGCTCTTCGGTCAGACCAACGCCGAGACCTGCCTTACCCGAAGGAACCCAGTCAGAAGCACCACCGTCAGGAAGAACGACAGTAGCACCTGCTTGGATATACCAAGAAGCGTCAGTACCCAGAGCACCTTCGTAACCAACGTGGTTATCGATAGAAGTGCCAGTGTAGTTCGAACCAGTGAAACCAGAGTTGGCTTCAACATTCACGTAGGGTCCTGCAAAAGCAGCACCAGCGAAAAGGGGAGCAGCAGCCAGAGCTGCGAATGCGGATTTAATCATTTTAGATACCTCGTTATTTTCTCGCAGAGTAATATACCTGCGGATGGAAAGAGACTCGACGTGTCTCTGTTTAAACTTCGTGGACTAGGCGAGTAATTGAGGCTTCGTCACGATAATCTATTTATTAAGTTTTACAACTACGGGAATTCGGTTTCCCGAAGCGGATGACGCGATTCGAACGCGCAACCAACAGCTTGGAAGGCTGTGACTCTACCGTTGAGTTACATCCGCAAGGTATGGGGGCATTAGAGGTCCCCCAATACACTTCCTTCACACGGACAAAGGAAGTATAAGACAAGATCGTAACCTTGTCAAGCCACTTACCCGACTTGAACGGGTGACCTGAGCTTTACAAAAACCCTGCTCTATCCAGCTGAGCTAAAGTGGCATAAAGGGTGGAAGGTACTCCCACTCGCATAAATGCGTCCACCCTACTCCCCCGGCAAGATTCGAACTTGCGACCCATTGATTAACAGTCAACTGCGCTACCGCTGCGCCACAGGGGATTATGAGTTTGCCTTTTCTTCTTTTGTGGTCTTGAAGTAGAGTTTATAATACCTCTGCTTCATTTCGTCAATAACATTCATATCTTTTTCAAATCCCATATATTTGAGATGTGAATAAACTCCTTCCATTTCTCCAATAAGAAGTAGAAGGTTGATTGAAGTTACTGGTCTTCCACCGAAGGAATAATTGTCCATAAAAGAAAAAAGGACAACGACTCAAGTAGGATTCGAACCTACGACCGACTGCTTAGAAGGCAGTTGCTCTATCCAACTGAGCTATTGAGTCATTTGAACCCTCATATTATAAAAGATTTTGGAGGACCTGTCAAGCTAAATATTTGTAGTTCTAAAATTGAGTAAATAAATGAAAAAAGCATTGATTGCTTTTGGAATGTTACTGATGACCGCTACAGCAGCAAATGCTGGCGGACTTGTTACTAAACATGCATCTAGCGTTCAACTGACTGTTGATGCTGCTCGCTCTACTGCGGTAAGAATTGGTGGTAGTTATTCTGCTTCTGGTTCTAACATCACAGCAGGCACGATGGGTGGTGTTTCCACTGGTGCTGGCACATACACTGTCACCACATCTGGACAAGATTGGTCGTTGAGTGAAACATACAACGCAGCAGATAGTGTTCCTGCCTCTGCTGTTAGCACAGGTGATGTTCCTAACTTCGGTAACCTTACCTCTTATGCTGCTGGTTCTGCTGGCACACTCGCAGGTACGATTGACAGAACTCATGCTATCACGCTGACTGCTGGTGGTGCAGGTTCATCTGCGACAGGACAGTTCGTTACTGAAATCACTGTTATCGACTGAGACTATATACAATGAAGAGATTAACAGAGGCAATAGGTCTCGGATTGGTTCTTGGCGTAATACACGGTTTGGTACAACCAGCATATTCAGTTCCGGTTGTGCCAAACTTTACTCAAGGTTCCATGACCAGCCACACAGAGACCACACAAAAAATTACAGAGACCATCAACTCGATGGACTATAACACAGGGTATCAATACTCTGTGACAGGGAGTGGAATTACAGCATCAGGTTCTTTACAACCAGGCACAGGTGCTAACAATGTAACTATAGATGGCGTGACATCATCATGGACAGGAATCAACAGCAGACCAAACTTTACACAGACAACACCAGGCGGAGCATTTCAGTTCACAGAAACCTATTCGGGTCCTGGTTTAAGCAATCAAACAATAATTCAAAGAACAACAGAAGTAACAAGTATCACAGATACAACAAGTATTTTCTCACAATAATTACATTAGGAGCATTTGTTTATGGAAATGGAGCCTCCGCAGAGGTGGGCGGTGTTAGTGCTACTGCTGCTCCTGTTGCTAATTCCTCTGGCTCAGTCACGAACCAAGCAATTCAAGTCCTCCAAGGACCTTACATCACTAATACATACGGCAATGGTATACAGTGCCAAGGTCCTACCCTCAACATCACACCATATGTAACTGGTAGTGCTTCTGCTACCAAACCATACGAACCATACTATTTTGATCCCGTGTATGATATGAGGGATTTAAATGATGATGGAGCACCAGATAATCCTGGAGATGTTCTTTATACTGTTCCAGTAAGAACAGGTCAAAAAGATAATTATAATTTGGGTCTTGGTTTCTCTATGACATGGAGCAAACCATTGGACCAGAAACTACAGGACCAATGTAAAGAAGCAGCTGCTGCTAACATTGCACTGATGCAACAACAAACCGCTAACAAGAGATTAGACTTTGAGATTGCCCGTCTCAAGAATTGTGGCGAGCTCATAAAGCAGGGTATCTATTTCCACCCCAAGTCGCCATATTATAAAGTGTGTGCGGATGTGGTTGTTACTAACCCTGGTGGTGTCATTCCCCCACATAGACATTCTATCCCTTCGGTTTCAAGGTCTGCCGCAGCACCCGAATCGCGTGTGAGCGTTCGCGCTGAAGATCTCGGCGGTCCCTTACAGACAGGACCTCAGGTGTCTTCCCCCTGATAGTAGCAATCTTTTTCATAACTTTTTTGACCGTTGGTTTGATAACCTTTAGTAGGATGTCTGCCAACGGTTTTGCCATAAGTGCTGATGCAGTGGCAACAACTGCAATACCACCAGTCGTCATCACAGACCCAGCACTAGGAAGACCAGCAACAATCTGCTCTGGTAGAGGCACAGGTTCTGTAATCTGAATACACTGGTTACCAACTAACTGGTAGTCAGTAACTTTCTTTCTAAACCCCTCAATGTATGTGCCGACAGGTTCTTTTGCTGCCTGTGCTGCTGTAGGACAGTCTACCTTGGCAGTGGCGGGGGGAGTTTTAGGTATCGGTAGATCAGGTGCTTCGGGAGCTTTAGGTTGCTTTGTATCTACCTTTGGTTTTTGTGTCGGTAGAATTTGATTTGGTTCAAAGTTAATAGGATTATAACTAGGAACTCCACCATCACAATAAGTCACCAAACCTCTTGGATCATCATCTCCAATTGTTTTTGATCCATTATTAGACTCGTGTGCTTCTACACAACCAGGAACATCAACAATGGGAAAACCAATATCAACTACCACAGGAGGTTCATATGGTAGAGAATATGATGAGGTTTCAAAAATACTATTAACTGGAGGAATATTCAGTTGCCTAATTTGAATATTCCTTGTACCAATTTCATTTATCTCCATCTGTAAATAATCCTACAAAACCACTCCAAAGGTGAAAGAAGAAAACATATAAGAAAAATTTTCCTTCGGCATCTTTAGACTTGTGTCTTCTTGTTGTAGTCATAATGTTATTTTAATAATTACTTTTATTTAACAGTTTTCAGAAAATTCTCAGAAAGGAATTGCTCCACCAGTCATATTAGGAACTGATTGTGCAGAACCTGCATCAACTCCACCCGTCATTTTTGGAAGTTCGGGCATAGCACCTTGAATCATTCCAGGAAGTGCTTCTGTGATTGCCTTTGTGATTTCTTCTGTTGCCTTTACTCTTACATCTTCAATCATTGCATCCTTATTGAGATAGA